CACGGAGCAGCTGTATCTAACCGAGGTGATCAACGACCGCTACGAGGCGAAAAAATCAACGATCCTGATCAGCAACCTGACGATCCAGCAGGTTGCTGAGGTGCTCGGTGTCAGGCCGATGGATCGATTTAGAGAGGATGGTAGTCAAGTCCTGGTGTTTGCCTGGCCAAGCTGGCGCCGGCAACAATCGTCCATGTGATAGGGAGGATGGTGATGACTGACGAGACCAAGAGGTGCGAGTTGCCGGAGTGTGGGAAGGTTTTGGTGAGGAAGAAGGGTGAGCGGCCCTCGGATTTCAATAAACGCAGGTATTGCGATCAGCAATGTGCGGTAGTTCATGTCAGCCAAAAGCGTAAAAAGAGGCCGGTCAGCGCCGCTCAACGCCAGTTCACTCCACTATTGGCTCGCTGTCCACTATGATAATGGATTTTTTTCTTTCTTTTTGGTCGCGGGTTGGTTTATCTGCTTGGTATGAGTGAAGTTTCGCGTGAGCATACAGTTCCTGGGCAAGTCGTGCTCCCCGGGATGGCCGATGAACTTGGGTATGAGTCCATAGTACTCAAACCGATATCGGAGCGATTTTGTTGGGAGTACGTGCTACGGGGTGATAATGCCATGCGAGCCTATAAGGTGATCAAGCCGGGCGTCAAGGATAGCACAGCCAGGGTGGAAGCCTCGAAACTCCTAACAAATCCTGATGTGCAGCGGCGGATCGTGCAGATCAGGGCGGAGTTGAAGCGCCGCTATCGGGTGACGGCTGAAGACTTGATGCAGTATCACGGCAAGGTGCTCAAGATCGATCGCGGCGAATATCTCGATGACGACGGCCGGCCTCGGAAGTTGGGTGATATCGATCCGGAGGCGGCCTCTATCCTGGAGTTCGATTGCGAGAAGGACTCTAAGGGGAATATCCGGGTGCTGTTCAAGGTGCCGCAGCGTCACCAGTCGGCAGTGGAGCTGGCGCGGATGATGGGAATGCACAAGGATAAGATGGAATTGACCGGCAAGGATGGTGGCCCGGTCGAGCATTCAGTCAAGGGCTTGCTGTCGGAGATCATGGGCACGACCCGTGAACTGGTCAGTGGCACGCAACAGTCATGACGGATGCGGATTATACCGAAGCCCGGCGCAACTTCGGCGACCGGATGTGGCGCCTGTCCAACCTGTACTGGATACAGGACGAAAAGGGACACAAGGTGAAGTTTAAGCCCAACCTCGTGCAACACTTGCTGTTGGCAAATCTCTGGTTCATGAACTTGATCCTGAAGAGTCGCCAGCACGGGATCACCACGCTGCTCTGTATCGTCTTTCTCGACCTGTGTCTGTTTAATGACAACGTGTCGGCGGGCATCGTCGCACACAAGCTGGACGATGCCCGCAAGTTCTTTGATCAAAAAATCTACTTTGCCTACAAGAACCTGCCGGAGCAGTTGAAGAAGGAAATTAAACTGCTGTCGGACACCTCGATGGAGCTGGTCTTCTCCAACGACTCGCGAATCTCGGTTGGGGCGTCGCTGCGCTCGGGCACTTGTCAATATCTGCATATCTCCGAGTTCGGCAAGGTTTGCGCGAAATATCCAGAGAAGGCCCGCGAGATCGTGACCGGCGCGATCAACACCGTCCATGTCGGTCAGTACGTGTTCATCGAGTCAACGGCGGAAGGAGCCAGCGGATACTTCTATGATTTCTGTCAGGAGGCCGAGAGGCGCCAACTGGAAGGGGTTGCCCCAAACCAGATGGAGTTCAAGCTGCACTTCTTTGGTTGGTATCAGGATCCGAAGAACCGGCTGAATCTCGACGCCCCACCGCAGCTTACGACGGAGCTGCGCGATTACTTCGAGGAGCTGGCCACCCGCTACGGGATCGTTCTCGATGATGGCCAGAAAGCCTGGTACGCGGCCAAGAAGAAAACGCAGGGCGACGATATGTTCCGGGAATATCCATCGATCCCGGAGGAAGCCTTCCGCTCCAGCGTGCAGGGAGCGTTCTATCGGGTGCAGATGGCGTACCTGCGTGCCCAGGCGCCGTGCCGGATCACGCTGGTCCCGTACGAGTCGAGTATTCCCGTCGACACCGCCTGGGATCTGGGGATGGATGACGAAACCTGCATCCTCTTCCGGCAGCGGGTCGGTATGGAAAACAGGATCATCGACTACTATGAGAACAATGGCGAAGGGCTGCAGCACTACGCCAAGGTGCTGCAGGACCGGGGCTATGTCTACGGCACGCATTATCTGCCCCACGATTCCAAGGTGCGCAGCTTGAACGACAAGGTGACGCGCGAGGAGCGCCTGTACAACCTGGGGCTGCGCAACCTGGTGACCGTGGAGCGCACGCTTGACATCGAGGGCGGCATCGAGGAGGTGCGTAATTTTCTGTTGTCGTGCTGGTTTGATCGCGAGAAGACGGCGCGGCTGGTGGCGGCACTCGATGAGTACCGCAAGAAGTGGAACGAGTCGATGGAGACCTACTCCTCGACGCCACTACATAACTGGGCCTCGAACCCGGCGGATGCCATGCGCACCCTGGCGTGCGGGGTACAACAATATCAGGGCGGTCAGGGGCAGAGCATGAGCGATATTCGCCGGCATCACAGGACGGTGTGACAATGAGCCACGCAATCAGGATGTGGGGAACGGGTGAGTTGACCAGGACGTGCGAGCATGTCCGGCTGCTTAATGGCGACGGCAAGGCACCAGTTGAGTGCATGGTCATTCGCCGGCCGTTGGAGCCGACGGCACAACCGGTGGTGATCGAGCTGCGCAACGCCCACTTCTACTATCCACGAACGCGCGAAGAGACCCTGCAGGCGGCGATGGTGGTGACACAGTTCATGGTCAATCACCTGCGTCTGCCGGTTGATACTGTCTCTATTCGGCGCTTTATCGACTACATTCAGGATGGTTTCGACGAACTGATGGACATGAAGCCGGCCGAGGTGAAAAAGCAGGCTGTCGGTGAATTCAGTGGCTATATCGGCAGCGACAAGCTCTCCGGAGAGATCCTGGAATGAGGGATGCCTTGTCAGCCGACGAAAAGGCCAGCCTCGAAAAGGCGCTGGTGATGATCGACCTGGTTCCCCCACGCGGTGGCCAGGTGGTCATCAACCTGGACCCGCAAAAAAAGGTGACATCCGTCGAGGTCAAGACGGTCCTTCGATAGCTATTGAGCAGTTTACCGGTTCCTGAAGCCCCCGCCTGGCGCGGGGTTCCTTGCAGCCCGGGCAATCCACGCGGCGCGTTTGCGTCCCGTGAGGTTGTCCGGGCTTTTTCTGTATGGAGTGATCATGGCCGACTATCCCGTTGCCGTGCGCGAGCGTAGAGAAGCTCGGGACATTGCCGTGCAGGATACCCAGGGTGGTGGCGCCGACTCGGCGCAGGCGCAGAACGAGATGCGTCTGGCGCAGGTCCGCAACTGGTGGGATCAGGCGCGACTGGCGCAGACGCAAGTGCGCGAGGAGATGGCCAAGGACGAGGCGTTCGTCGATCACGATCAGTGGGACGAGGAAGACCGCAAGGCCCTGGCGGCGCTCGGACAGCAGGCACTGACCTTCAACTTGATCGCCAACACGGTGCGCTGGATCACCGGCACGGAGAAGAAGACCCGGGTTGATTATAAGGTGGCCCCCCGTCGCAAGGACGGCTTGAAGGACGCCGAACAGAAAACGTCCCTGTTGAAATACCTGGCCGACGTGAACCGTACCGCGTTCCATCGGTCGCGGGCCTTTGCCGATACCGTTGCGGCCGGGCTTGGATGGCTGGAAGAAGGGGTGCGCTCCGACCCGGACGAAGAGCCGTTGTTCGTGCGGTACGAGTCGTGGCGAAACATCTGGTACGACCCGTTGTCGGTCGAGCCGGATATGGACGATGCCCGCTACCTATTCCGATCGCGCTGGGTGGATCTGGACGTGGCCAGCGCCATGTTCCCGGCCCAGGCCGATGATCTGCGCCGGGTCTCCACGGAACTGCCGGCGTACCAGACGATCGACGAGAACGGCGAGATGGAAAACCCCTACCTCTACCAGGGGCTGGCTTATTCGACGTTGGTGACGCAGCAGGGAGCCCGGCCACGGGTGCGACTGGTCGAATGCTGGTACCGCACGCCGGAGCGGGTCAAGGTGCTGCGCGGCAAGGGGCCATGGCAGGGTGCCATTCTCGATGAGCGCGATCCGGTTCTGACCTGGGCGGTACAGACGGGTCTTGCCTCAACCTTCGACGCAGTGCGCATGGTCATGCGCTGCATGATCTTCGCCGACAGCCCGCGCGATATCGGCCGGGGCATCTCCTGTGTCCTGCAGGACCAGCTCAGCCCCTATTGGCACAACCGCTTCCCGTTTACGCCGATCTGGGGGTACCGCCGCAAAAAGGACAATGCGCCGTATGGTGCCGTGCGCGGACTACGCGATCCACAGGTCGACCTGAACAAGCGCCGGACCAAGGCGCTGCGGCTGCTCTCCACTAACCAGGTCATCGCCGAGGAAAGCGCGGTCAGTAATTGGCTGGAGACGCTACAGGAAGTCAACCGCGAGGATGGCGTCATCAAGCTGGCCGGACCGAACAAGAAGTTCGAGATCCGCAACCAGGGAGTGCTGGCACAGTCGCACATCGCGATCATGGAGCAGGATGCTCAATACATCCAGCAGGTCGGCGGGGTGACTGATGAAAACATGGGGCGGCAGACCAATGCCGTCTCTGGAGAGGCGATCAAGGCGCGGCAAAGCCAGGGGCACACCACGACCGCCGATTTATTCGACAACCTGCGCTTTGCCGTGCAGATCAGCGGCGAGAAGCAGTTGGCGCTCATCGAGCAGTTCTACGATCAGGAAAAGGAAATCCGCATTACCGGTGAGCGCGGCATCAGCCAGTTTGTCACCCTGAACGGTCTGGATGCTGACAGCCAGATCACCCAGCATCAGGCGGACTTCGTGGTGGATGAGCAGGACTATCGCGCCACGATCCGCCAGGCGATGTTCGACAACCTACTGGATATCACGGCCAAGCTACCGCCGGAGGTTGGCCTGAAGCTGATGGCGCTGGCGTTCGATTTGTCCGACTTGCCGCTGCGTGACGAGTTTGCGGCGGTACTGCGCGAGGTCACCGGGATGCCGACTCCTGGCAAGGAACCGACTCCGGAAGAGCAGGCGATGCAGGAGGCTAAGGCGCAGGCTGATGAAAAGCAGCGCCAACTGTCCGACGACGAGAAGCGCGCAAAAATCAGGTTGGTGCTGGCGCAGGCCAAGAACGCCGACGCGACCGGCACGGCGAAATTGGTTGAAGCCCTGTACAGCGCCATTCAAACCGGCCAAGTCATTGCCTCCGTGCCGGGCGTGGCGCCGATTGCCGACGAGATCGCCGCCAGTGCCGGATTTGCCGACCGCAACGCCGCGCCGATCTTCCCGGCCGGACGAAGCATGGCACCAGTCACCACGGTACCAGCGCACAACACCAACAGCTCCCCGATGTTCCCTGGTCGCGCGGGTAGTCCGGCGACCGGAATGATGGGGGGCATCGAAACGCCCGCTCCGGATGGGATGCGAGCCTAAGGGAGAAACCAACCATGAAAGAAGCATCCATGCTGGCCAACGAAAAGCGCTGGGAAATCGAGAGCGACCTGGAGGCTCTTTGCCGGGCGGAAGCGGTGCGCAAGGATCCGAAGCGGATGGAGGCTTGTCGCAAATTAGCAAAGGAGAAGCTGGAAGAGTCGAAGAAGCGCCGCGACCAGCTGCAATCGATGGTGGATATGGGTGAGGGGAAATCCCTCTGAAAATCACGAACACAGACAAGGAGAAATCGCATGAGCGACGAGAAGGACACAAGCGTTGTTGATCAGGTGGTTACTGGCGCTGACGACGAGATCAGCGCGGAAACCATGGCCAATCTGACCGAGGAAGAGCGCGCCGCCCTGGCCAAGAACGAGGGACCACTGACCCCCGAGGAAGAATCCACCCTGGGTGAAATTGCCAAGGAGCCCCCCGTTAAAACTCAGGGAGCGGAAGCTGGCGGCAAGGAAGCGGTGGCTGCTCCAGAGAATGCTGCCGCCGTGGAAGCCCCGGCCGCCGTCGCTGCCGAAACCGACAGTCTGATGCCGGTGATTGCCGCCGACGAACAGATCGAGGTGCCGGCCAATATCCCCCCGGTCAGTTTCCGGTTCCGTGATGACGGCAAGATCCTGCCGGAGTTCGAGGGCCAGTTCAGCGCCCTGGACGATAAATACGAAGCCGGGGAAGTGACCCTGCGCGAGTACAACCAGCAGCGGGACGCACTCCGGGCCGACATGCTCGCGGTCAAGCAGGACAGCCAGCTCTGGCAGGCGGAGTGCGAAACCTTCTGGAAGCACAACCCGCAGTGGCGGCCCGGTGGCGTGCTGTTCGACATGCTCAACGGCGAGGTGATCCGCATCGCCAGCAGTGAGCAGGGAAAGACGCTGGCCGGAATCGAAGTGATCTATGCCGCGCAGGCGCGGGTGGAGAAAGCCGTTGCTTCCGTGCGGGGCGGCAAACAGCCGGAGCCGGCCAAGCCCGATGCCGACAAGGGCGGTGGTGGCGAGACTGACAAGCGCCCAACGGCAGAGCGCCCCGACCTGAAAACCCTTGGCGGCCTGCCGGCGGCGGAGAGTCCGGAAACGCAAGGGGAGTTCGGCTATCTCGACAATCTGGAAGGGATGGAGCTGGAAGCCGCCGTTAACGAACTCAAAAAAGATCCACATAAGTTCCAGCGGTGGCTGAATCAATGAGCAAGCGCACGCTCTATCTCGACCTGGACCCGGAAACCATCCTGGTCATCGGGGACCGCCGCGATCAGGTCGTGGTGACCGTGCAGGAGAAAAAAGGGCGCAAGAGTCGCCTAAAGATCGAAGCCGCCGATAGCCGGACGATATTCACCATCTCGTCCCAATCCAACAACCGGGCGCATGAGTGCCAACTACCACAACAACGAAGGAGGCAACAATGGCAAGAACGGTAGTGGGACTCAATGACCCCAAAGCGGTCAAGCGCTATTCGCTTGATCTGGCCACGGACGTGCCGAAAGAGATGTACTTCGGCCCACGCTTCATCAGTACCGGCAAGGTGCCGACGCTGCCGGTCCAGCAGCTGATGGAGTTGGAGAGCAACAAGGGCGAGGTGATCAACTTCGACCTGTCGGTGCAGCTGCGCGGTGCCCCGGTCGAAGGTTCGGCCACCGCCAAAGGCAAGGAAGAGGGGCTGGATTTCTATTCGGACTCCCTCTACATCGACAAGGTGCGCAAGGGGATCGACTGCGGCGACTCGATGGACCAGAAGCGCACCCTCCACGATCTGCGCAAGGTCGGCAAGGCGCGCCAGTCCGAATACTGGTCGCGGCTGTTCGACGAGATCTTGTTCATCTATCTCTCCGGAGCCCGCGGCATCAACCCGGACTTCATCTATCCGGTGGGGTGGCAGGGGCGCGCCAACAACGCCCTGACGGCTCCCGACTCCAGACACTTGCTGGTGGCCGGCAAGAAGACCAAGGCGACCCTGGCCAATACCGACAAGTTCGACCTGGCACTGATCGATCGCTTCGTAGCGATGGCTGGGACGATGGGCGGCGGCTCCCAGGGCGTACCGCGAATCATGCCGATCAAGATCGCCGGTGACTCCAAGTATGTCTGCGTGATGCACGACTGGCAGGAATATGACGTGCGCACCAACGCCACCACCGGTCAGTGGCTCGACATCCAGAAAGCGCTGGCCACCTCGGTGGGCGCGAAGTCGCCGATCGCCCTGGGCGGCATGGGTGAGCACAACAACGTCGTGCTGCACAAGCACCCGAACTGCATCCGCTTCAGCGACTACGGCTCCGGCGGCAATCTGGCCGCCGCGCGCGCGTTGTTCATGGGCGTTCAGGCGGCGGTCATCGCCTTCGGCTCGCCGGGTGCGGGGATGCGCTTCGACTGGCACGAGGAGATGGATGATCGCGGCGAGCGGCTGATCATCACCACCAAGGCGATCTTCGGCGTCAAGAAGACCACCTTCAACGGCCTCGATTACGGCTTGGTCGCTGCCGACACCTACGTCGCCGACCCGAACGCCTAGATCCCGGGAGGGGTGCATAACCCCTCCTCTTTTTCCGACTCAGAAAGGAGGGCCTGACGATGGCCTACGAATACAAGGAACACGATGACATCACCAGCAAGCAACCGGTGCCGACCACCAACGAGCCGGCGCTCTTCCCGCTGAAGGCATCCCTGGAAACCAACAGCCTGCAGATGGCGGCCAACGACTGTTACGGCGTGGTGAAAAAACCCGCCGGCTTCAAAGTGGTCGATGGCTATGCCTACGCCGACGACATCGACTCCAACGGGACTCCGGCCGCCGTGCTGACGGTCGCGGCGATGAACGCCGACAAGACCGATATCGTCGCCGGCAAGAAGCTGGTGGCCGCCACGACCGTCGGTCAGGGTGGCGGCGTGGTGCGCATGAACGACATCGGCCTGATGGAAGACGATGGCAGCACCGAGCTGATCATCGGCATCAAGGTCGACACGGCCCCGGCCACCAAAGCCAACGGCACCATCGGCGTGGTGCTTCTTTGCGTTCCGGTGTGATCGCGACGGGGAGGGGCGACGTGCCCCTCCCCGCTTTTTCCAGCGCTCGGATTGAGAGCGGGCCAGGATGATGCACCCGTCCAGGAGGACTGTAATGGAACAGAAGGTTAAGCGATGCGTTCGCTGCCGCAACAATTTCACCGGAGACGGCTCGCTCTGTAGCTTCTGCGTCCAGAAGGCGCAGGAACTTGAGCAACAGCTCCGCGAAGCCAACCGTCACCCCGAGAGCCCGCTGGTGCGCTGCACTATCGACCGCGACGGCCCGACCACGGTGAATTTTGGCCAGGTGCGCTACGTGTTCGAAAAGAACGAGCACGGGCACTACGTCTGTCCGGTGACCAACCTGGGGCACTACGAGCAGCTGCTGCGCACCCCGTTCTATGAGGCATACGAGACCCCGCAACCTCTCGGCGGCGATATCGTCGACCAGCCGATCAACGAGCAGGATAGCCAGGAAGAGTCGGCGGTCATGACCACCCAGGCCGAATCGAACATCGAAGCTCAACCGGTTACTCCGGCCTCGGAAGAAGTGGTTGATGAGATCAACGAGCAGGGCGGCCAGGAAGAGTCGGCGGCAGAGGCTGGCGAGCAGCTTGATCTGGTCGAGGAACAACCGCCCACCCAGGCCGTTCCCGACAAGGGTCGGCAAAGGAGACGCGCATGACCGTCGGTGATCTGTTGCTGTTGATCGCTCCCAGGCTGGCCGGAAAAACTCCGGCCATGCCCCTGGTTGACGCCATCAATTCGGCAGCCCTGTTGATCTTCAAGAGACTGGTCAGCCTGCAATCTGATCTGGTGGCCGAAGAATTTACCCTGGATTACGTCCGTCGCGCCGAGCCAGCCGAGGCCAGCTTGCCGGCAGGTTTCCACGGGTTGCGCGGCAAACCGCGCGTCCAGGGAGAAACGATTGACCTGGAACCGCTCCAGGGGAGCCCTGCACAGTATTCCGGTCAACCGGGAACGCCGACGCATTATCGACTACGTGGTGCCACGCTCATCATCTACCCGGCCCCAGACACCAGCATCTTCGTGGTTGGAGAAGCCTATGTCCGGCCCCCGGCGGTCGCGGTGCCGGCCGATGATCTGCCCTTTTCCGAGATGTTCGATGATCTGCTGCGCGAAGCCACCACAAGACTGCTGGTGGGTACCATGGCGGTGGATCGCGAGTTCGAGGCGTATCTGTTTGCACAAGTCGACATGGTGATGCCGGAACGGGACAGCAACCTGCCGCAGCAGCGCCCTGTGCGGTATTTCTGAGTCTGGAGGGTATGATGACGGTTGCAGAATTGCTTGCCGAAGCCAAACGCCGGGCTCGTGACAGCAGCATCAAGCCGCTCTGGACCGATCCGGAGTGGTTGCTGTTCCTGAACTGGGCGGAACAGGAGGCCTGTCGGCGCGCGGACCTGATTTGGGACACCACAACGGAAAACGTGGCCAGTCTGGCGTTGACCGAAAATACCGGCTGGGTGGCGCTGGATCGCAAGGTGTTGCGTATCGAGCGGGCAGGCTTCGCCGGTCGGCCGCTGCGCCTGGTCGAACGGCCGGCACTGGACGTGCTGTATCCAGATTGGGAAGCGGTTTTCGACGTGCCTCAGCTGTTCATGGTGACCGGCCGCAGTCTGCGCCTTTACCCGGGAAACGCGGCGCAGGGCACCTTGCTCCTGCATGTGTCGCGTCTGCCGAAGACCGACCTGACACTGCAGACGCCCAGCCCCTCCCCGGAAATCCCGGCACAATATCACGAGGCATTGATCAGCGGCATGCTGCATAAGGCCTACCTGAAAAACGACTCGGAAACCTATAACAAAGGGGCCAGCGATCAACACCTGGCCGATTTCGCGCGGGTCTTCGGTCCCGAGCGTCCGGGGGATTTCGTCCGGGTGGTGGCAAAGGCAGCGGCCCGACCACGGGCGGCGTCACCGCAAGGCCAGTCAGCCGCCTCGCCGACTGCGGCTCCGCCCGAAGGAGGCACTGGTGGCTGAGATCGGCAATCCGGTCCTGCTCGCTCCCGGCAGCCTAGTCAACAAGGTTGATCCGCTGCGCAAGGGTAGTCTTGGCGAGAGCGGCGTCCTGCTCGACATGACCCTGGCAGAAAATGTCAACCTGGACGATGTGCGCGTCGCCTCGCTGCGCGAAGGCAGAACATCGCTCATAGCCGGTGTGCCGCACAGTTTCTGGGTCAATCCGCTGGATGACACCGAAGCCTATTATGTTGAGAACCGCGCCCTGATGCGTCTCAATCTTGACGATACCGCCACGCCGGTCACCATGCTGGTTGCCGGGGCGCTTCCGGAGGATCCGCCCGTGGAAGTCGTTGTGACTCTGGCCAACAACAACCCACTGATCTTCGAGCCGGTCAACGATGACGTGGTGATCACCAACGGCAGCGATATCGGCTGGCTCAAGGCCGGGGTCTACACACCGTTCGCGCCGACCCTTGGCCAGTTCGAGGCGGTCATGCCGGCCGGGCAGTTCCTGGCGTTTTTCAACGGCGTCCTCTATGTCGCGGCCGGGCAGGTGATATATGCCTCCAAGCCGTACAATGTCGAGGTGTGCGACGAGCGGTTCAACGCCATTCCCCTGGCCAGCGCCGTGCGGATGCTGGCCTCCGTCGGTGACGGCTTGTGGATCAGCACCTGCACCGAGGTCGTCTTTCTGGCTGGTGGCGGTACCGAGGAGTTCGTCTACTCCGCCAAGGCCAATACGCCAGCCCTGTACGGCGCGTTTACCACCGACTACGCCACACCTGGGGACGTGAACAGCAAGATCGTTGTCTGGGTGTCGGAAGACGGGCTTCACGAAGGGCGCTCCGGTGGCGCCTTCGTCAAAAAGACCAGTGACGATCTGGCCTTCCCAAAGGCGACCAGCGGCAAGGTGTTCAAAAAGGTCGTCAATGGCATCGAGCAGTGGATCGCCGTCATTCACAACCCACTGGCCGGGGAGGTTTACACACCCAAGGCCGTTACCGTCGATTCGTCGGCTGCGTGAGGAATGCGATGACCATCAGAATCTCCACGGCACTACGCAACGCCCAGGCGCAAGGCTACGGTCTTGGCGAGCTGCTGCGCGATTGCGTCATGTACTTGTACGGCGTCAATCAGGCCGCCAGCGCCGACGACGAACCGGCCGCAGCGCCCCTGGCCGCAGTGACGGTGGATGCCGCCACATACGTTCCGGCAATACCCGCCACGGCCACACTGACCCTTGCCGCCATGGCCGGCACCATCGACACGCTGACTCTCGGCGGCGGCGCGCACAACTATCTGGGCGGAGCCGTGACAATTGACGAGGCCGACCTTCCTGGCTCCTTAGCTGCGGTCGCCGCGGCCATCAACGCCACCTGCAGCCCGATTGCCCTGGTGGCGGTCTCGGATGGCGTGGATACAGTCACGCTCTCGGCGCCGAACTGGCTGGGAGCCGGCGCCAATGGCCTGACCATCGCCACCACGCAGACAGGCGCCCAGGTCACGATCAACGGCGGCAGCTCCAGCGCAATCGGCGGCGCCGGGGCCACGGCCGGCGTCAACGCAACCGCCGGACTGAACTTTCTGTTTCCTGCCGTCGGCGGGGTGCTCTCGAAAAATGCCGACACCTGGCAGGGCTATGCCGATGCGCGCGGGCTGCTGCGCTCGTTCCGGATGGTTGCCGGCGGTTCGGCGCCAACGGGACCGGGAGCAAGTAATCTCCGCTTCGATGGCTCGGTGGGCGTTTCCGGCGCAGACCTCGATGTCGATCTGGTGGTGGTGGGTGAGTATTATAAGATCACCGTCAATGATTTTTCCGTGACGATTCCGGCAGAGTAAAACCATGCCAGCGCCCCAGCACGGCTTTTCCTTCGATGATCTTTACAGCGACCTGATGCTGACGCAGGGCGCCCTGATGTATTACACATTCAATAACCCCAACAAGCTCGGAACGTGGGGCTACGTCTACGATGAAAACGATCCTTCCCCATCGTCAGCCAGCGCCCGCTCAATCTATTCCATGGAGAACGCCCCAATCAACCGGAACTATCCATCAATCCTGAAAGAAGCATCCAGATTTTCTCCGACAGACGCCGTAAAAAGGTGCTGGGCCTTCCCTGTATCGGGTGGGTATTCAGGCTATCTTGCCGCGCCTACGGCCTGGGCCAACCTGCTTGGTGGAGCTACGGCCATCAGTGTTTGCGGTTGGTTTAGGCCCGGGCAAAACGAAGTTAGTGATGGCGAGAAACTCTTTTCGCTCTCCGGAACGGATGTTTGGCCGCCGCGCACCCTGACCATATTTTTTAGACCGTCACGCCGCCTACAGATATACATCGCAGCCGCCGTGTATCCATATAAAACCGCGTCGATCTACACGGCAAACAATGCCTATCGTGCCAATATGTGGCATCACTACGCTGGCATATTCGACTACGACAATAAAATTCTGAAACTTTATGTCAACTCAAGAAACGTCGCTCAAGTGGCCTTCCCCGCTGATTTTCCAGAGACGGCCTTCACTCTTGGTGGAAACCCGAAAACGCACAATCCTATTGCGGCGGGACAAGACGGTGCCTGTGACGGCCTGGCCCTGTTCAATCGGGTTTTGACTGACCAGGAAATCCTCGACCAGTACCTGCTCGGAGCCGGCACCATCAACCAGAGCCACAACTATCAACACATTCGCCGGCCGCGTGTCGGCCAGTATTCCGTCAGGCACATGCGCCTGTAAAAGGAGATCCACCATGTCCGATGTTTTCTGTCTCGCCCAAACCAGTGAAGTGGCCCTGACCGGCGGTGTCGAGCGCACCGTTCTGATGATCTGCGCACCGGCCAACCAGCGCGTGCGCCTGCTCGGCTGGGGTGTGTTTTTCGACGGTATCTACGTCACGGCTCAGCCTGTCGAAGTGACCCTCTATAAGGTCAGCGTCGACGGCACGCTGACTCCAGTGACGGTCACCAAGACCCGCCCGGCCGCCGACGTGCCCACGCCGAACACGACTGCCAAAGGCGCGGCCACGGGCGCGGACCCGACCGTTTCCGAAGTGGTCGATATCCTCGAAGTCCATCCCCAGGCCGGCTACGAGGTCAAATACCCGCTCGGGCAGGAGATCGTTCTTGCCGGTGGCGAGAAGCTAGCCATCAAGTGCCTGGCGGCCGAGACCGTGAACGTCCGCGCGAAGATGCATTTTGAGGAATAAGCCGTGATCGCCGGCATCCGGTCTGCCTACGTCAGATCACCGTACTTCACCTTCTGGTTGCATCACGACGAACGCCAGCTGTCCGGAGCGGTCGCGCTACCCAAGCCGACCGCTGCCGGAACGGCCTCCGTTGCGTCAACCGCCAACGCGGCCGGCTATGTTGGCCCGGATGATGTGCGGGCGCTGCAGGTGTTCGCGATCAATGCCAAGACCGGGGCGCATTCGACCTACACCAACTTCCCGGTCAACTCCCTGCAGGTCTTTGCTGGGAGAGTAGTGGCAGCCCTGGATGACGGACTCTACGAGCTGGGCGGCACGACCGATGCCGGCGCCGCCATTCAAGCTCGGCTGCGCTGGGCGCCGTCGGATCTGGGCTCAGACCTTCAAAAGCGGATAGATGCGGTTATCCTGCGCATCCGCCGTGGTGGCAATGGAGTGGTGACCGCGCTGGCTGACGAAACCGAGGAAATTGTTTATCCGGCGGGCGGCAGCAACGTCTCCGGGGGGATCGAATACCGGCGCGTGGATGAGATGGCCAAGGACCACGAGGGCCGCCACTGGCAGTTCGGCTACGACAACCAGGGTGCCGACTTCGAGTTGTTCGACCTCGAAGTGCTGCCGATCCTGCTCGGTCGTCGGCTGAAAAGGCAGTAGCGTGGCCACGCCGATCAAAAAAAAGCTCCTCGATCCAGCGGCGGCGCCCTACCTCGGGTACTGTCAAAACCGGCTGTTGCAGCTCGATCGGGTGCGGCGCCAGACCGGCCTGGTCAAGATGAAAAAGATCGTATCGATCGCCGGCTTCTTCGCGCTCCTGGAATGTACCGACGCATCGCGCAATATCACCTTGTGGTCGCAGGGCTATCAACTGTTCCAGCTGCGTGCCTACCATTGGCCATGGTACGCCGACGACATGCTGCTGGTGGCCATGAACGGCGTCAACCGTCTCGGCCGCAAGCCGCGCTCGGGTGTTTCCGGAGATGACTATCTGACGTGGAACCAGTGGATCCTGACCTATAGCGCCAGCGAACTACAGTCCTATTCCTGTGCCGCCGACTACTGCCACCGGCTGTATACCACCCGCGACAATTGGGTCTCGACCACGCTCGGTGGCGCGCGCGTCCTGATCATGACCAGGGGCGCTCCGGCCACGGAGACCGTCCCGCTTGGCCCCTACGACCTGATGACCGTGACGCAGGACGGGAACAGCTTCAACTATGCGGTCGTAGCGTTCGAAATCCCAGGCGACCCGGGAGCGGACCCACCCTACGCCAGCAAGGTCGGCGGCACGGTGGGCGGCGTGACCGTCCGGGCCATGCCGATCACGCGCGGCTATACCGCCAAGGACGGCAATGCCGGTGGCTGCGCGGCGAACGCCGACGGCTGGCATGTCTATTACCGGGAGCAGGACACCACAGGCACATGGCACCCGTACCTGTTGACGTTTAACAACAACCTGAATCTGACCAGGCAACTGACGCTGCCGGTCGACCTGCAGGTGCATAAGATGCGCGGCAAGTCCGACGCCGGCACTTTTGAAATCCGCTGCGGCAGTAACGACATCTTCCTGCTCGGTGTCAACGCCGCCGGCACCTCCAACTATCTGGTGCGCGTGGATGGCACCGGGACGATCACGACCCGTTCCTGGGCGGTGGGCGACGACAAGATTACCGACCTGGCAATCGGCACCGAGAACGTCTTCCTGTTGACGCAATACAAGCACCCCGAGGCCGATCGCAGCTACACCGACAATATCCCCGTTGCCGACGGCTACCCGATCAGCGGCGACCGCTACGCCTACAAGTACACGGTGAAAATCAGCAGGATGCCATTCGACCTGAGCAGCGTCGTGGATGACGAGCTGCACAGCGAGTCACGCTACTCCTGCAACGAGCATGGACTTTATCATTATCCGTCCATCGCCGTGGATCGCGTGGCCGAAGGGAACCTCTACTTCGCCTACGCCGAAGGCTACTTCCACTGCTACCCGGATTATCCGGTGCCGCCATGGACCTTGGCGCAGCTGGAGACGTTCCCTTACACTTCGACAACCGCCAATCACCAGTTTGCCGTGAAGATCAAATCATTCAAGATCGGCAGGACCAGTCTGGTCCTGCAAAAGACCGACGCCACCACAGGCGACTATGGCCCGTATTTCTGGCCGGGCGGGGTTATTGGCGACCGGCATTATGGCCTGATCATGGGCAAGATATAAGGAGCACACCACATGGCCGACAACTCAGCACTCTTGACCTACGTCCAGGACCAACTCAACAGCCTGCTCTCCGATGCGCAGTCGGCCGTGAGCGGCCTGCAGGCCGCCGCCAGCAGCTACATCACCCATATCATGAGCACCCATTTTGCCAGCATCCCCGATTGGACCGAGGATGCCGTGACCGCAATCAACGCTTCCGCCAAGACGGAACTCCCGGCAACCAGGCCCACTCTGGCGCTGCCGGTCTTTTCGCTCGACCCGAGCAGCTACCTGCCGGCGAATATGACGGAGACCTATCGCTACGATTCCGATTTTTTCGACACGTTCCTTGATGCCGATCTGCGCGCCTTTATCGCCGACGAGTCAAAATTCATCACCACGACGGTGCAGGAGGCGATGTTCGGCCTGACGCGCGACCGCGATCTGCAAACGCTCTCCGATGCGCTGGACGCGACCACCCGGGTGCAGTCGGCACGCCGCGGCTTTCCTATCCCGATCAGCATGCTCAACGCCGCCCAGAACGACCTGGCCAAAAAACACCAGGATATCTCCGCCGATCGCAACCGGGAGATTACCGCGCTGGTTGCCGAGCGCGCCCATGATGGTCGCAAGCACGCCATCGATGCCGGACTGCGCATGGAGGATATCCGTTCGCGGGTGCAGTTGGCGTTCCATGACCTCTACTGGAAAGCCTCGGACATGCTGATTCGCAAGTATGAGACCGAAGTGCGCGCCAAGCTGGCCGAGCTGCAAAACGAATGGGAGCAAGTCCAGGAGCTGAACAAGATCAAGGCGCAGAACGCCGACCTGTCTTCCGATCAACTGAAACGGGTGGCCGCCAAGCAGCTACAGCGCCTGGCCACCATGGTCAGCGATTGGAACGCCAGCGTCCAGGCCTGGCAGACCAGTCTGCACGAGCGAGTCAACGCCGCCGCGGCGGAAGTCACCTACTATCAGAATGCAGTGGTTGGGGCGTCGGGGATGATCACCGGGCTCGACCTGAACGACAAAACCGGAACGGCCTGAGGAGGAGACCATGGCGATCGAGGCGATGAAGAAAAAAGAGGACGAAGCGACCAGGGGCTCGACAGCCGGAATGATTTCCGTTCCGAAGCCGGCGGCAGGCATGGTGGCGGCCGGCGCCGTCCCTACGTTTACCAATCTGGAACGGACGGCCAGTCAACAGAATCTGAAACCCATGACCGGCATGCCGGGCGTTTTCAGCAATGTGCCCGGTGATGATGTCGGCAAGCCCGGAGGCGGACTGACCATCGTCCCGGATACCGGTAATATCACCATGACTCCAAACGGGCAGGGTTTTGTTGCCGGACCGGCGCGGGGCATGGCTCCGGTAAATAATGCTGCGGGGACGGGAATGACGACGCCGGTCACGCCTGCCGCATCCGTGCGGGGCACCCGTGCGGACGGAACGCCGATGAGCGCCGCCGAACTGGGCATGTGGGACAAGGTGGCAGCGGCACAGAATAACCGGGACAACCGGTCGGCAAGCGGCATGGATGCCTTTGAAGGCGAATCCATCCAGGATGTGATTGGCGATACCAGGCTGTCCGGTGTTGGCGGGCTGGCGGCGCTGCGTCTGGCGGCCGGTCTGTCGAATCGATCCATCGCCTCCGGGCAGCGCTCATTCATGCGCGGCATGAAAATGGCTGATCTGCAGAACGAGGGGGCGCGTACCGATATTTACCGCATGAATGCCGAACGGGAAACAAAGGAAGCCGAGGGGCGACTGGCCATGCAGCCGGCGGAGCTGGATCTGTTGAAGGCCCAGGCGGAAAACTACCGGGCCGACGCCAAGGCCACCGCCGAAGGCAAGGCCTCCGATCTTCCCGCCGAGGCACGATTTATCGATTATCTCATGACCAAGCATGGCCTGGCGCCGGAAAAAGCTCGCGAGGAAGCCAAGCGTGCCAAGGAAAATCCGCGGGTGTGGGCGGCCAACCATTACGCCAACTTACTCACGGCCGAGAATGAGCGCCTGCTGCTTGACGGCGAAAGCCGCAGGTCGCCAGAAGAGCTGAAAAAGCAGGCGGAGGAGGAAGCGAAATTCTTCTTTGGACAGCAGCAAGCCGAATCCACACCACCGCCGGCCGCTGGTGGCATGACTATGCCAGGCGCAGTGAGGCAAATCTATGTCGTGCCGACCACCCAACGAGCCCAGGCGACGGCACAGGCGCTCAACCCGGGAATGGCAGCTCAACCTGCGCCGACTGCCGTAAAACCACAGCCGCCAGGGAAACCCATTGATAAAGCGACAGCGCAGGCAATCCTACAGGAAGCCAAGGGAGACAAGGCGACAGCGCGGCAACTGGCTAAAGAGAGGGGCTATACGCTGTGAGTGATATTTTCGACGAGATTGGCAACGAACCGGTCCCGCCGAAACGGGACATCTTTGATGACCTCATAGACGATATGGCGACGGTTAAGCCGGAACGTTTTCGCCAGCCTCCATCCGTGTCCGGAATGGCTCCAGCCGGATTCAATAAGGCCGTGGTTGGAATCGCTTCGGAATCCGACAAACAAGCCAGGGCGGAAGCCGACTATCTCGTAGACAACCTGGAAAGTGTCGTGCGCCCGACACCGGGGATGGCACTTGCACAGGGAGCGAAGGGAGTTGGTGGCCTGGTCCGGCAGGTCGGCGATCTGACTGGTGCCGATAGCCTGGCGGAAGCTGGGATTGAGATGGCTGAGGCGGGCGAAACGGCCACTGTTGGTGCGCGCGAAGAATATCCGCTCCGGCCTGGATCATGGGCTGAAGATGTTCGTGGTGGCTTGACCAGCACCGTCATGCAGGCGCCATTTTTAGTGGCGTCCCTGCCCTTGGCGGCAGGCGGCATGGCCACGACTGCCACCGTGGCTAATCTGGCGCCGCTGGTGGGGATCACCGAGGGAGATGCTTATGACAAGTACCGAAACGAGGGTTTCACGCCGGGTATGGCCTCGTTGGGTGCCGGCATTGAAGGTGCGATCGAGGGCGTGACAGAATTTGTGCCAATGCGACAGATCCTCAAGGTCGCCTCCCCGGTCGTCAAAAAAAGTATTCTGGAATTCGTACAAGGTGCCTTGAAATATGGGGGGCAGGAACATATCGGTGAAACGCTGGCCACGCTGGGACAGGATTTGACCGAGCGTGCCATGGCCCAGCCCGGAGTAAGCGCCGAAGAGCGCGAACGTAATCTGCTCGCCTACTTCGAGGCAGACCCGTCCACCGGGCTGATCCCGGCCTGGGAGAATTTCAAGTCGACACAGGTGTCAACCGCCACACAAAACTTGCTGATGGGTGGTATCGGCGTAGGTGCCGGCATAGCCGGAAACCGGTCAGCGAGTCCGTCGCCGCCCGCAGGGCCACTGCAAAGAAGTATCGCCAAGACAGCGGCATCGACCGCAGAGGCCCAGGCGCCTCAGTCTTCCACCGCAACGACCGGAGATGTCTTCGATCAACTGGACCAGGAAGGGTTGATCGGCGAAATGGAGGAGCCAGCCGGCCCCATCACGGCACCGCAAGGAGAGTCGGCCGGGGTATTGGATGAGATCGTTGCGCAAAACGCCACCATTGCCGGGTCGGCGTTGTCGACTACCGATCAGGGCGAAGCAATCAAGGCCTTTGCCGATCGGATCGTTGCTGGCGATAAGCAGTGGTCGCCCGACGATCAACTGTTCTATCTGGACTATTCCATAGAGATCGAGCAGGAATTAAAGCGACGGCAGGATGAAGAGCCGATTCTGTTGGATGATCTTATTCAAGATGTCCATCAAGAGAGTGGACAGCAAGGAGCAACCGATGATTTGCCCGAAATGCGGAAAGAAACAGGCGGCACGCAAGAAGCGCCACCAGTGCGGGGAGAGAATGTAGACGACGATCAGCACCTGGAGACGATGCTGCGCAAGAGCCAGGAGTTGCAGCAACTGTTGATCGAGGCCGGCTATGCCAAGGGGAGTGGCGTGTCATCAGAGGGTTTGAAATTGGTCTCTTCGGTGGCCAAGGACAACAAGCTGCGCGACTGGCCGGATACGCAGAATGAGGCGGACTATGACGCGCTGATCGGCAGGGTGCGGGAAACGATCGGCCGCGGTACAGTGGAGCAGGTCAACCCGGCGCCACCGACGCCACTGGACACCCAAGCGCACGAGGCCGCCACCTCCCCGGCCAACGAGAAGGGGCATATCACGCTGCACGGGCTGGATATCTCCATCGAGAACCCGGCCGGATCGACACGCAAGGGGACCGATGAGACCGGACGGGAATGGTCGACGGACTTGCAGTCCCACTACGGATACATCAAGGGGACGGTCGGCAAGGACAAAGATCATATCGATGTGTTCATTAAGCCGGGGATCGACGAGACCACGGCGGGAGAACAGGTCTTCGTGGTCGATCAGAAGAATGTCAAGTCCGGCAAGTTCGATGAGCACAAGGTGATGGTAGGTTTCTCGTCGGAAGATGAGGCGCGCGCGGCGTACCTGGCGAACTACGATGAGACCGGGCCGCAGCGAATCGGGGCGATGACCGCCATGCCAGCGGCTGATTTCAAGGGTTGGCTGCAGAGTGGCGACACAACCCTGCCGGCTGCCGGGACCAAGTATCGCCTTCCAGCTCCGCCCTCTGAAGCGGATGCGTCTCAGCCGTTGGAGACAACGCCGGTTGTGTCTCAGAAAGGGCCCAAAAGCGAGAAGCACACCGCCCCGTCAAAACCGTCCGCCGTGCCACTGGCCCATCTCGGCAGTCGCATGAAGGCGATTACGGGCTTCGATACGTCGCCGGAAAACACGCGCCTTGCCGATGCCTTCCTTGCCGAGAATGGTGGTCAAAAGGTTCTTGCTCTGTCGAAGGTTGAGTACGAAAAGCGGCTCAAGACGTTCATTGCGGCCGAGAAGGCCCCCGCGCCTTCGGCACAAGCCAAGACGCCGCCTCAGGCTATGGCGTCAAAGCCGAGCTATCCGCGCCTTATGCAGCAGTTCGCCAAGCGTGGCCTGAAACTGAGTGCCAAACAGGCCGACGGCTCGTTCCTGATCACGCACCGCGACAGCGGTGAGCAGGTGCATCGCGCTGCCGATCTGGCGGACGTGCAGGTTTATGCCACGGCGGAAGAGGTGACCACGGAGCAAGCTCCCGCAAAGGTGGCCGCTGCCGTTCCGGCTACAGTCGACACGATGGGCATCCCGCCCGCCTCGGTCGAGTTCATCAATGGCAAAGTGACGGCCATGGGCAACTATCAGGCCGTGGCCGATTTTTACAAGTCGGACAGCACGATTGACCAGTATGCCCGCGCGCAGGCGGCCAGGGTGTACGGTGAGCCGGCCAAGCCAACCAAGACCGTTACCAGGAAAAAGCCGGCCATTGCCCCGGCGAAAACAGAGAAAAAGATCACGCCCACAACCACACCTGATGGCTACGGCGTGGAGAACAAGGTCTTTACCGCCGAGCGTGCCGATGCCGCCCGGGAGCTGCTGCGCAAGAAACTCTCGCAACTCAATGCCGGGATCGATCCGGAGATGGTGCAAGCCGGTATTGAGTTGGCCGGTTATCACATCGAGGCAGGAGCCCGGACCTTTGCCGCCTACTCGAAAAAGATGGTCGAGGATCTAGGGGATGCGGTCAAGCCGTTCCTGCGCTCGTTTTACGCGGCGGTCCGCAACTATCCTGGCTTCGATGCAACCGGCATGGAGAGTGACGAGGCGATCGAAAGCCAAGAGGCACTGGCCAAGGTCGAGGCCTCGGCGGCGAAGCCGGTCAAGAGCAAGGGGAATGTGCGACGGCTGCAAGGGGATTACGGCGTCGCGGCGATCGACGGCTACACCGAGGCCGGTGGCCGCGCGAAGGAACTGTTCCTGCGGGACGTACGCAACTACCTGCAGGCGCTGGCCAAAGTGTTCCAGGAACAAGGCTGGGAGGTGGAAAAGCCGAGCGTCAACGCGGGCGGGGTCGCCGGCAGCGGCGCCGGTTCGCTGATCGTCTTCAAGCCTGGGAGCGAATACGGCGCCTACATCAACATCGAGGGCGGCATGAAGCTTCCGGGGACGCAGGAGTCGCCGTCGGGTGTGCGCTTCATGTACCGGGCGACGACCCGCAAAAGCAAATACACCGGGTTGGTCAATCGCTGGGATGCGCCGTGGGATGCGACCACGGCAGAACTGGCCGGGCTGATGGTGACCGAGGTTGAGCGGCAGGAGGATACCGAGCAGGCGAAGGTGAAAACCAAGACCGAACCGGCCATCCCGCCGGCAGAAGAGTCGACCGGCTACGTCTTCCCTGATCAGCGTTCGGTGGTGACGGAGGAGGATATCCCCAGTTTTGTGCCGGAGGATTATCTGGAGCTGGTCTATCAGTCGCTGCTCCTGCCGGAGACTCACCTGATCAAAACGCCTGAGCGTGAAGCTAAACGCAAGGAATGGGCCGATAAACTTTACGATGGCGGCGCCAAGAATAAGGAGCGGCGGGTCGATGTCGTGCTCGGGTTAGCGGCCAGCGGTAAGTCGAGTATTGCCAAACCTCTGGCGAAAAAACACGGGTCTCTCCTGTTGGACTGCGACGATGCAAAAGAGAAGATCCCGGAATTTGATAACGGCAATGGCGCTAATGCGGTGCATGTTGAGTCGACGGATATTTTCCGGATGGCCTATGAGAGGGCTGTCAAAAATGGCGACAACCTGGTTTTGCCTCTGGTTGGCGGAAATATTAAGTCGCTGGAGGGTAAGCTTCTCAGGTTGAGTGAAAAAAATTATGATATTCATCTGCATTTTGTCGATCTGGCGATGGAGAAGGCAATCGGCCGGCTCTACAACAGATTCCTGGAAGACAAAAGATTGATGGATCCCCGCTTAATTACAATTAATGGGTTGAATCCATTTAAGAATTTTGGTATAGTTGAACTAAAGGGAGGTATCGAAAATGCCCAAATTGTTCGAGGGCCGGCCAATCCCGATCGATCCGGAGAGCGGGCTGCAAGTCGGATCATCGGAGTGGCGGGAGTGGCATCTGGACCGAGCCTTCAACGTGGCTCACGAGAATCTGAGGGCGGAACGGAAGGCGACGGAACAGAGCAGCAAACCTACCACGTAACATCCTCAACTTTCTACGACAACGATGTCCCGCGCGAAGCGGAACCTCGTATCATTTATTCCCTACAAAACCCAACCCCCCACATTACGGAGGGCCAAGCCAATGATACCGACACTGCCAAGGATCAGGCAGCAGGCGGAATTGTCACTCAAGACGCGGGCGCCATTGACGTATCAGGAGATGACACAGAACGGAACGCTACCGGCGTTCCTGGACGATCTGTCGAGCCAGATGGAACAGTCGTATCAAGAAGCCTTCGCGGAAGCCAGGACGATGATTCTTTTGAAGAATCTGAGCCCGGAGGAAGCGCAGAGCCAACTGTATCAGGCGCAGGACCGGCTGTGGGAACAGACACAAGCGGAGTTTCTGGACTTCGCCGACAGTCCCGAGCAAAAAGCCGCCGCACTCGAAGCGCATCCGGAGGTACAAAAACGCCTACGGCAACTGCACGGCCGGTGGATGAAGGACTGCCCGGAGAAGGACCGGGAGGAGATGGAAGCCTTCTGGCAGGCGGAGCAGCGGCAGACCTCGCTGAACCAAATTCTCGACGAGTTGGAGATGGACAGCTACGCGAGCTGATCAAACCAGGCGTTACTGATCTACGCCTGCCCCTTGGCGGACTGGAGCGTTCCGGCTCCTGGAAAGTCACCGCCTCCCGCAATCTCGACATCATTGAGCTGATCCGCACACTCGACCAAGACAAGCGCCTGGCGACCCCCGAGGAGCAGCTGCTGCTGGCCAAGTACGTCGGCTGGGGTGCGTCCGAAATCCGCAATAAAATCTTCCCCGGGTACGCCTCCTACGGCCGCATTCAGCAGGCCTGGGCCGACGCTGAATGGAAACCGCTCGTCGAGCGCATGGAAGCGCTGCTCTCGGCGGATGATATCAAGACCGCCGCGCGCTCCTCGCAGTATGCCCACTACACCAGCGAAGCCATTACCCGCTCGATCTGGTCCGCGCTGCAGCGCATGGGGTTTGCCGGCGGCAAGGTGTTCGAGCCTGGCATGGGCACCGGAAACTTCATGGGGACCATGCCGGACGCGCTCTATCCGGTCAGCCGCTACACGGGGATCGAGTTTGACAACCTGACCGCCGGCATCGCCAAGCAGCTCTACCCGGCACAGAACATCATCCACGGCGACTACACCCGCGAGAAGTTTCCCAACAACTTCTTCGACGTGGCGATCGGCAACCCGCCGTTCGCGCAAACGAAGATTCTGGTCGACCCCGATTACAAACGATTCAGCTTCTCCCTGCACGACTACTTCTTCGCCAAAACCATCGACAAGGTGCGCCCGGGCGGCCTGCTGGTGTTCGTCACCAGCCGCTACACCATGGATAAGCAGGGCGACAAGGCCAGAAGCTACATGGCCGAGCGCGCCGACCTGGTGGGCGCCATTCGTTTGCCGCAGACCGCGTTCAAACAGCACAGCGGCACCGAAGTGGTGACTGACGTGCTGTTCCTGCGCAAGCGGGGCGAGGACGAGCAGGCTGGCGGCGAGCCGTGGCTGAAGCTTGGCGAGGTGACGATCGGCGAGGAAAAGCTGCTGATCAACGAGTATTTCGTCAATCACCCGGAGATGGTGCTGGGAGTTCATGCGACCACCGGCACGATGTACCGGAAAAACGATTATACAGTGACCCCGCTGGACGGCGATATCGAGGCGCATTTCGCCGATGCGATCGAGAAGCTGCCGGGTAACGTTTACAGCGTCATGCAGCAGCCGGCCAAAGAGATCAAGGCGGTGGTGGTCGAGCGCGATTTCAATCCGAAACACAAGAAAGAGGGCGGCATCTACCTCTCCGACAACGGCACGCTGATGCGGGTCGAGTTCGGCTCCGGTGTGCCGCTCGATTCGATGGTGAAGCTCTCCACCAAGGACGTAGCCTGGCTCAAGGATTATGTGCCGCTGCGCGACCTGATGAAGCAAGCCCGTTATGATCAGTTCCAGGATGGCGCCTGGGAGGCCTCGCTCAAGAAGCTGAACAAGACGTATGACGCCTTCGTGAAAACCCATGGCCCACTCAACGCCTTCACGATCATCGAGCGCCGCTCGAAGGATGAGGACGATAACGAGATCATCACCGAGGCGCGCCGCTACAAATGGGAGAAGCTGATCGGGCATGACGTGGAAGGTCCGCTGGTCTGGTCGCTGGAAAAAGTCGGCGAGGATGGCGAAATCAGCAAGGGCGCGTTCCTGAAAGGGCGTACTATCGCCAAGCCGGTTCGCCAGCAGCCGCAGTCGATGCCGGAGGCGCTGGCCGTCTCCCTGGACGAAAAGGGTTCCCTTGACCTCGATCATATCGGCTCTTTGATGGGGATGTCCTCCCGGGAGGCGTTCGAGGCGCTGGGCAGCATGGTGTTCGAGACGCCGCAAGGCGCGTTCGAGCTGGCCGATCAGTATTTGGCGGGCGACGTGGTGACCAAGCTGGCCGAGGCGGAGCGCGCCGCGCAGCTTGACGAGAAGTTCCGCCGCAACGTCACAGCGCTGCAGGCGGCGCAGCCGAAGCCCCTGGGGCCGGCCGATATCTCGGCACGCCTGGGGATGTCCTGGATTCCCACGGAGATCATCGAGGAGTTCGCGCAGGACGTGCTGGAGATCAATGTCAACGTCAGCCGGCACGCGGCCACCAACACCTGGAAGGTCGATATGGGGGCCAGCGCCACGCGAAGCTGGAGCCGTCGGCGGTCTTCCAAGGCACCTGGCGCGCAGTCGTTGCGCAGCAGCTCAGCGGAATGGGGCACCGAGGATCGCGGCGCCAACGAGATCCTGGACGCCGTGCTCAACCTACGACCAATCAAGATCCTCGCCAAGAACAAGGATGGGCGCTCCTACACCGATGCAGCGGCGACGGCCCGGGTCAACGAGCTGGCGGAAAAGATGCGCGAAGCGTTTAAGTCGTGGGTCTGGACCGACGCGGAGCGCACCGGGGAGCTGCTGGAACTTTACAACCGCAAGTACAACAACATCGCGCCGCGGCGCTTTGACGGTTCGCACCTGACACTGCCGGGCTTATCGACCCGTCGCAAGCTGCACGCCCACCAGAAGCGGGCGATCTGGCGAATGATCCAGGATGGCAACACCTACCTCGCGCATGCGGTCGGGGCTGGCAAGACCTTGGAGATGATCGCGGCCGGCATGGAGATGAAGCGCCTTGGCCTGATCGCTAAGCCGATGTACGTGGTCCCGAACGATCAGCTGGCGCAGTGGTCGGCGGCGTTCCTTGATGCCTATCCGCTGGCCAACATCATGGTGGCCGACGAAGAGAACTTCCACACCAGCAACCGCCGCCGGTTCATGGCACAGGCGGCCATGAATGCGCCGGATGCGATCATCATCACGCAGTCCTCACTGACAAAGCTGCGGCTCAAGCAGGAGAACGTCGACCCGGTACGCAGTGCCATGCTGGCGGATTTACGCATAGCGCTGGATGAGGCCAAGGACGATGACGCGCCCCGTCACCTGATTTCCCGGATGGAGCAGATGATCGAGGCGGCGGAGCAGCGCTTCGACAGCCTGGTGGATGACGGGACCGGCGACAACGTGCTGACCTTCGAGGATCTTGGCGTTGACTTCCTGATCGTCGACGAAGCGCATACCTACCGCAAGTTGGACTTCTCGACGGTGCAACAGGTCAAGGGGATCGATTCGACCGGTTCCAAGCGAGCGCTCGACCTCTACCTGAAAACCAAGTATCTGGCGTTCAAGCGCCCTGGGCGCTCGCATGTGTTCGCCTCGGGCACTCCAGTGACCAACACCATGGGCGAGCTGTATAACGTCATGCGCTTCTTCATGGAAGAGCAGATGGAGCGCGACGATATCTCCCACTTCGACGCCTGGTCGGCGATGTTCGGCGAGACGGCCGTCGATTACGAATTGAACGCGGCCGGGCGCTACGAGCCAGTCATCCGCTTCGCCAAGTTCAACAATCTCCCCGAGCTGATGAAGCGGGTGCGGGCGTTCATGGATGTGCTCACCGGCAGCGACCTGGGCACCTACGTCAAGCGGCCAGAGATCAAGGGCGGAGCGCCGCGGCAGGTCATCACGCCGCCGTCCGCCGCGTTGCAGTCTTATCAAAAATCCGTCCTGCAGCCGCGCATGCAGGTGTCCCGCGACTGGAAGCCGAGCAAGCAGCAGCCGGGCAACCCTGACCCGATCATCAATATCATCACCGACGGCCGGCTCTCCTCGATCGACATGCGCTTTGTCGATCCGAAGGCGAAGAACGATCCGAACAGCAAGCTCAACCTGGTGATTGATGAGATCATTCGCATCTACAAGCAGACCAAGAAGACCAACTATCTAACCCGGGACGGCAAGCCGTCGCCGATCAAGGGCGGCGCGCAGGTGGTTTTCTACAATCACGGCTTCGGTGATGCGGTAGCCAAAACTAGAGGTTTCGACGGACGCTCCTGGATCAATAAGCGCCTCAAGGACGCCGGCATCCCCATGGATGAGGTGGCCTGGTTCGACGAATTCAAGACCGGGGCGGCCAAGCTGGCAGTGCAAAAGGATGTGCGCGAAGGGCGCAAGAAGATCATCATCGGCAATGCAAAAGCGCTCGGGGTCGGCAAGAACCTGCAGACACGCCTGTACGCCCTGCATTACATCGATCCGCCGTGGTATCCGGCGGATGTTGAGCAGCCACACGGCCGGATCATCCGCCAGGGGAATCAGAACGAGGAAGTCGAGATCAACTGGTACGCCACCAAGGGGAGCTACGATTCGACCATGTGGCAGATGGTTGGCCGCAAGGGGCGCTTTATCGAGCAGGCGTTTGCCGGCGACGATTCTCTGCGTAGCATGGAGGATCTTTCCGAGGTCAGCCAGTACGAGATGGCCCGGGCGCTCTCCTCCGGGGATGAGCGGGTTATCAAGCTGGTTGGTCTGCAGGCCGAAGTCGAACGGCTACAGCGGCTGCGTGAGGCTCACTTCCAGCAGCAATCCAGTATGCGCCAGGACAAGCGCACCTCCGAGTGGGCGATCGAGACCAATCAGAAGAACCTGGCGGACACCAAGGCCGCCGAAAAGCAGATTGGTGGCTATATCTACGCTACCAACCTGCGCGGCACAATCGACGGTGTGGAATATACCAAAACGGTCGAGCTGGGCGATGCGATCATTGCCGGCTTCGACAAGGCCATGCAAGGGCTGCTCAAGACCAAGCTGAGCAAAGACAAGCCGCTGGTCAGCAAGCAGTACGGCACCATCAACGGTATCCCCCTGGTCGCGGTCTACCGCAATTCGTTCGGCGTTCCGGAAGGGGTCAACCGGCTGGATGTGACTGAACGGGTGACAGTGGAAGTCGATTCCGCTCTCATGGCCTATCCTGAAGGGACCGACAGTGCCGGCCTGGTGCGGCGGGTCATGAATCGCCTCAACGATTTATCAAGCACCCGGGCGCGGCTGGAGTCGGCAATCGAGGAAGAGCAGCGCAAGCTGACAACGATCAACAAGAAGCTTGGGGCGCCCTTCGAGCATCAGCAGGCGCTCAACGAGAAAGTGGCGGAATTGGCGCAGCTGCAAGTGGAGTTGACGGCGGAAGGGGAGAAACAGCCAAGCGCTCCAGTGATGACCGATGAAACCTCCCAGGCCGTGAGTTTCAAGGCAGGCACTCAGGGGAGCCGCCCTGCCGCGCTTCCAAGTGAGCGCTTCGATGCGGTGTTTAACAAGATCGCACAGGGACGCAAAGGTTTTGCCGCGGTGCAGCGGGGCGTCGATCTGCCGGCTCGGGTCATTGCCGAGGTGCGCAAGCGCAACTGGCGGCCAGAAGATGTCGACGCGGTGTTCGTCGACGGGGCGCTCTACCTGGTGCGCGACAACATCACCAGTGAGGCGTTCCTGGAAGAGGTGATGTTCCACGAGTGGCACGGCCACGCGGGGCTCTCCGCCATGTTCGGCAACGAGATCGAAACGGCGATGCTCGACCTCTACATGTCGCTGCAATCCGGGGAGCTGTTGCGCCTGTCAAAAAAATACGGGTTCCCGTTACCGAAATACGCCAAGGGGCTGCGTGCCGCCGGAAAGACCGACAGCGAGCGCCGGGCGGCGGTCATGGAAGAGCTGTTGGCGTTCATGACCAAGGAGTACAGCCGGGGAGCGATCGCCACCAAGGTCAAGGAAATCATCGGTATGATCCGTGATTTTCTGCGGCGCAACGGTTTTGTCAGGCTGGCCGAGATGGGCGAGACGGATATTGCCTTCCTGCTCAAGAAGGCGCGCGCCTACGCCGATACCGGCACCTGGGCGAAGGATGCCGGGGCGGTACAGGTCGATGGCGAGCAACTGCTCAACCGGCTGCGCGAGATGGGCGTGACCGATGAGATGCTTCTGCAGTTCATGGCCGGGGTGCCACGGTTCGCGGCGGCATGGCATGGATCGCCAAAGCGGGGGATCGAGAAGTTTGACAAGGCGTTCATCGGGACCGGAGAAGGGGCGCAGGCGTTCGGGTATGGGCATTACTTCACGACGGCGAAGGAGGTTGCGGAGCACTATCGAAAAAAACTCTCTGGCAACCCTGGCAACATCCGACTACATGCTCTTTTGAAGGAGATCATTCCCGGCCGCGAATTCACGCCACTGGAGGCGGCGGAGATTTTCCACGGCGTTCTGCAAAAGGATGTCGACGGGAAAATATTGCAGCATCGCAACCGGAGTCTTCGTGATGTTGACACCGCCAAACTGAACGAGGTGATTGCCCGCGCGCTGGAAGAGGCCAGTGGTGGACTCTACCATGTTGAGCTTGCCCCTGCCGAGGACGAGTATCTGCGCTGGGATCTGCCGATGGCGGAGCAGAGCGAGAAGGTGAAAGCGGCAGCGCGGGAAGATTTTGTCGAAAAATTACAAAGAGAAGGTTATGAAATAACTGGAGATATTTACGAAAAAGCCATTTCAAGAGGCCGCACCGGAAGACATTTTTATGAGGATTTAACCGGTGGGCACGCCGGGAACAGTAATGCGAAGGTGGTTTCCGAATACCTCCACTCCCTCGGCATCCGTGGCATCAAATACCCGGCCGAGACGTTGACCGGCAGCAAGCAGGGAGATGGGACGGCGTTCAATTACGTGGTCTTCGATGACAACGACATTGAGATCAAGGCGATGTTCCACCTGCGTGACACGGCGGAGCGCATCTCGCCCAAGATCGCCGTCGAGAAGATGAACGCCTGGCGGATGCTCAATCCGCTGGATTACTCCAGACTGCGCAAGTCGGCGGAAAAGCGCCTGAGCCCAAAGGTCAAGCACACCCTTGGCTTCCTGCTGCAGACGCCCTACTGGAAACAGGCCGAAGCCGACAAAGCGGCGGCGCCATTCTACGAAGAGGGAAGGGTCCGGGAGGAGGAGCGGCACACCTACAATATCCGCATGCGCGGCGGGCAGGTGGCTAAGGCTGATCAGCAGCAGCGCTCGTTCAGACAGCGCAGTAAGGACTTCTTCAACTGGACTGATGAGCATACCGCCTGGGAAGAGACCAGGCGGCAAGTTTACAACACTCTGACCAATGACGAGCGCGCAGCGCTGGATGTGCTGGTGGTCGAAGGGGACGCCCGCAACGTCGAGTACGGCAGTCTCGGCCGCGCGCTGCTCAACCCTGCGGTCAAGGCGGCAAGTGTCAACGGCAAGGTATTCGCCGCCTACCAGTCGCTGATGCAGGCCAAGGACAAGGCGTTTGATACCGCCCTGGATATTGAAAAGGAGATCATGATCGAGGCTGGCGTGGATACGGAGAAGGTCGAGAAGTCCATTGCCGAAAAGCGCCAGATGGGCAAGGCGAAGGTTGAATTCACCCTTCTGGAAGAGGGCGACACCCTGACGGTGACGCTCTCGCGCGACCAGGCCACGGTCAACGTGGTGCATCAACTGCGCAAGGTGGCCAAGGCGTTCGGCACCACGGCCACGAAAGCTGACAACGGCGATGTGACGGTGGTGTTCAAGTCCGCTGATGCGGAAGGTGTGCGCGAGGCGCTGTCGCATGTGCTGGCCAACCGGATTCGCGGGCACATGCACCGCGATCACGGCGACGGCGAGTTTGTGGTGACCGTGCATCAGATGGTTGATAAGCTGGAGTTCGAGGAACGTGAGATCACCACCAAGAGCGGCAAGCCGGCCGTGCAGCTGTTCCTCCCCTACTACCCGGGCCGTGAGTTGGCGGAGAAGATCGAGGAAGTGGCCGATGCGCTGGGCGGCTCGTTCCTGCAGCTCGACGGTAAAGGGGAGATCATCGTCACTTTCCGCGAAGCCGAGGCGGAACAGGCCAGGCAGAAACTGGCGGAACTGACCGACGGGGAAAAGCCCCGGAGAGTGATGGTCTACAACCGCTTCGTCGAGAACGAGTATGCCGCCGAGCAGCTGAAGACCGAAGTCGAGAAGAACCTGGCCAAGGCGATGCCGATCAACTACCGCAAGGGCGCCACCTACGCGGTCGACTTCAAGCAGTCGGACAGTATCCAGGAAGAGGAGTATCAGTCGGCCGTCACCGGCAGCTATGCGCTCGACCGCATTACCGAACAGACCTTGAAAAAGCTGGAGATCAAGGGCGAGGTGACGGAAAAGCAAGGGCAGGCGCTGCTCGACGAGTACCGGGAAGGGTTGGCCGAAACCCTGCTGGCCCGCGGTGCCGGCGCGACGATGATCCGCCGCGTGCCGTACTTGATCGAAGGGTACGAGCGTGGCAACGTCGTGGGCAACTTCGAGCAGCAGCTCAACGGCACGGCGGGGATGCTGTCAAAAGCGGTCTACGCGCTGCGCCAATACAAGCACCTGCAGAAGGTGCCTGCCAAAACCCGGCGCTGGGCGGTCGATTATATCGCGAACACCCTGCGCAACATGGGCCAGGCTGATCGGCTCTCGGGGGATGTGCGGGCGCTGGCGTCGCTATGGTATCTCGGTGGCAACCTGACCTGGATGCTGATCAACCACACTCAGCCCTACGTGTTCGGCGTTGCGGAACTGTCGCGGCATATCGCCGACGGGGCGCTGTTCACGCGGGAGCAAGGTGCGCTGCGGCGCATTCTGACGGCGGAGAAGGATATTCTTGCCGGAAAGCTCAGCAAGGAAGAGCAGGCGCTCTGGAACGATCCGCGCGTACAGGTGCAAATCGAGGAAACCGTGATGGCGGAGATGGCCGGTTCGGATTCCGGTGTCGGCGGGAAAGTCTCGACGGTGATCCACACTGCTGCCCGGGTGACGATGGTACATGGCCACAAGATTGAAGTGCTCAACCGCAAAGTGACGATCCTGGCCGCCTACCGGACGTTCCGCGCGCAAGGGCTAAATCCGGCCAAGGCGCTGGATCAGGCGCTCAACGTCAATAGCGCAGTCAATATCGACATGGGGCGCTACAACCTGCCTGGCTTCGCGGCCAAGTCCAGTATCGGTCGGACGCTCTATACCCTGCAGTCGTTCGTGCAGCACGCCTGGAACTATCTGTACTACCGCTCCACCAGCGGCAAGCGAGAAGATCAGAAAGCGGTCCTGCGACTGCTCTTTGCCATGGCGTTGCTGGGTGGCCTTCCGGCCGGCGCGCCGGGCGCTGACGATCTTGACCAGTTGATTCTGAGTTGGTTTGGCTACTCGCCAAAACTGCACCTGCGCAACTGGACCCGAAAAAATGCCAAGAATTATGA